TAAAACTAGTTCTAGCTTCAAGCCATTTTCCATCCCAATCTTTGGCAGAACTTTTAATCATCGTTTCTGTAAATTTATGAAGCATACCTTTTTGCATGTAGGAATTTTTTTTATTGAAATAAAAGCCATTATTTTTGGCAAACTCTTTTTGTAAAGCTGGATTGTTTTTAAATTCTTTGTCGGTTATTCTTACACCATCTTTATAAAGACCTGATCCATATATTTTAGCTGTAAGTTCTTCCTCATTAAATTCGCCATTTAATATACCACCAAACTCTATTGGCAATTGTTTCAAATCATAGTTTAAAGATAATGTTCCTTTTATTTGTAATTGATCAATTTGTTTTTTAGCGAATACTTTTGAATAGGATGTATATAAACCTGAAGAAGACATGCCTAATGTGGCATATAATTTTCTAGCTAAAATTGGAGAAGCACTACCAGCTATTTTTACATATTCATTAACGATACCTTTTAAGTCTGCACCAACCTCAGAAAGATCAGATCCATTAGTTGTAGCTAATGTAATAAGGTCACTCATTTGTCTGTTGGCACTTAATTGTAAATCTGCACCAAGACTTTCTAAAGCTATTTTTTTAGCTGACCTACCAAAGATTGTGTCTTCATCAAACCTTTCTGCAACGTCTGTTCCATTTAAAGAACTTTCATTAATCTGTTCGACAGTTATAGGATTTTCAGCACCATACTCTGCACCGGCTATTTCAGCTTGCTGGCCAGCCTTTTTAAAGAAATAATTACTCATTCCATCTAAAGCACTAGTAAGCATCTGTGACGTTCTTTGAGCTTCACGCATACCAATACCAGAAGGACCTTGATAGCTCCTTGTACCAACTTGTGTTTGTATGCCTGTATATCTAGAACGTGTTGCCATTAGCCATACCTTCCAGAACCATACGTTACTCTTGGAGTTGTATTTGGTGCATATGTCGAACCTGTATAACTAGTAGTGCCTGTTCCACCAGATGGAGCAGAACCAACAGAATTATAACTCATCATAGCACTACCCATAGTTGTTAATGCTCCAATATAACCTTGCTTTTTAGCTTGTCGGCCAGCAAACCTTAGATCCTCGGCTTGAGCATTCGCAGAACTTATAGCTAGAAATTCATTATCTTTAGACGTAAGGAAATCATTCATTCCTGGATTAAGTATTCCAAATGTTCCTATGTCTTGAGGAGTTCCAATATTAGGCTCTAATCCACCAGAATAAGCTATTGCATTTACAGAAGCTAATGCCTGGTTAGTATTTTTTAAAACCTGGATACCTTGCTGTTTTGCTTTTACAGATTCAACTCTACCTTCTAACCTTTTATGCTCGGCTTGATTATACATTGCTTTTTTGGTTGCTTCACCTTGCTTGATCTGAGCATAGGCTGAAACTCCAGCTAAAACTAATCCGGCTACTGCCATAGTCATGTTATTGCCCTGTCGATAATTTGTACTCAACGGCTAACACAGTAGCGAAGAGAGGTTGTGTCATTGTGAAGGTTAATTGTGCTGTATCACTATAACCAAGAAGAGGAGCTAATCTTTTCCTCCCGGTGAAGGTTGCTGGTGCAGAACCCAAAGTATAGGGCAATGAATGGAAGGGGAGTTCAAAGCCATTGACTGCTAAATTTTGGGTCCTGTCTACTAAAGTTGTCGCTTCAACTATTCTTCTTTTTCTACTAACAACAACACCTGAACTAAGCTTTGGTTCGGCTGGCAATGTTTTAACTTCAACTACATAAGGCAACCCAACCTCTACATAAGTTGTTGGAGCAACATCTATAGTTATAGCCGAACTAGAAACAGTATTATTGTTTAAAACAAAATCATCCCTGATAACATTAACAGCTTTACCTTCTAAATGACCTAAACTGCCACAAGTTGTATTTGATGGTTTGGCCTGGTCAGGGGCTGTAGCACCAGAGAAATATTGAATCCCACTATCTGTTGTTCTTTGATCGTCAAACATTTCTAAATAATATTTAGTTGAACCTCCTATAGTTCTTTTAACAATTGTATATATGTCACCGATATCAACACCTACATCCAGGAAAGATCCATCAGTTATAAACTCTGCCGGGGCAACTACATTTTGAGATCTTAGAATAGAAAAGACAGCCATAGACCCATCGTCATCATTCGGGATTAAAAGAAGGTCACCATCATCAGTACTAGTAGCCGTTCTTAAAGCCATTGATCTAGGAGTTTTAAGTAAATGACTAGCAAGCAAAGATATGTTGTTAGCCTGGTAACTTAGATCCACATCGCTAAATAAATACTCTCTGACAGCTTTTCCTTCACGTTGGATAAACAATGTGCCACCTTCAACCATGACAGGCTTAATACCTTCTTTTGACCCTCTACGAGTAGCATTCTTAATAACTATATTGCCGGGTGTAATTGGTGATAGATCAGCTTGAGGAACAAAGAACTCAGCATCTTTAGTAAAAATCTGCAAATCTCTTCCAGAACGTAAAGCCGTAATAGCATTAACACTATCAGTATTCATTGTGACTAACATAGCATCGTCATCTAAAGCTTCAGCACTTTTAAAGTTAAAAAATTCAGCAACCTTAGAAGCAAACAAAGTATTTGGAAGTGACTTACTTCCTCCAAAATATAGACGGCCTTCGTGGAAAGTACATGTTCTTGGGTAACCTTTTGAAGATGACCAGGCATCAACATAGCCTGTTTCTAATTCCCATGCCCCATTTGCAATAGCTTGATCTACTTTAAAAAACGGCAATTCAGTAATAGCTTTTACAACTGTAGCTGACTCTCTTTCAATAATTCTGGCACGACCAAAACCACTCAATACATTTATATATTGATCAACATGATCAGCCGTAAATACTGAAGCACTAGCTGTAATAGTAACTGTGCCATCTAAGCTGTCTGGTGTAATTGTTCCAGCCGGATTACTTGTAGCTAAAGTATAAGCTATTTTTGGAATGGTTAGAGCTATTGTAGAAAAAACCCAAGTCGAATTATTAACTCCTCGAACTATAGATTTAGGGGCCATATCTTCATGAACTAAAATTAACGTATCAGCACTTTGCGTAAAATACATTCTATCTAAATCTATATCTCCTAATCCACAGACTAGATAATCAGCACCAGTACCATTAATGTTTGTAATTTGAATGCCATTAGCAAAAAAGAATACCCTGGTATTAGTCGTATCGTATTTAACAAAAGCAAGCATGAATGATTGGGTAGTACTAAACTCAAAAGAAACTAATCTAAAAGCATCTAAAGTAGTAAAAGAACCACCAACATGAGAAGTAAGATCAAGCATAAACCTTAACCCAGGCCTTCTTTCAAAACCACCTTGAGGAAGGACAACAACATTCTGAGCTTTACTTAAACCTGAAGCATATTGCTGAATATCAATTCTACCAACCAAAAGAGGATCTATTTCTCCTACAGTAAAGTTTGATTGATATTGAGTAATCCTACCCATCAACGCACCTCAGTTAATAAATAATCAGCAATGACAGTTTTAGATTGTCCTGACCCATCTATGTTAATTGCTTGCCTAAAATAACCACCTCTATTGTTTTCAGCAGATGTGCCTAAAGCAACATTCTTCCAATAGTCAGCCTTTGTAATCTGATCGGTAACAGGTTCAGCTAAATGCCACGTCATTTGATAAATTAATAATTGTATGAAATAAGAGGGCATTTCTTGCTCAGATACTAATCTTTGATAATCAACAACAATAGTAGACTGATTAGTTAATAATTGATTGCCCTGGATCTCATACTCAGTTGTATTAGGGGCTGATGTTGAAGTAGATGTATAGACAACTCTCGGTACTCCTAAAAACATATCAGTAGGTAATTGATAAGCATAAGTATAAAAGTTAGTCGGAGTGAGAGCTAATTTAGATAATACTGTTTTAGATAAACTAAAAGACCAATGATATAATCCTAAAGTCTGAGACTTAATGCGTGGATATAAAACTGAACAGATCGAGGAAGGGGCTGTTCCATCCGAGAAACTAGTGATTTGGTTCGCACCCAACAGGAGGAGAGCCTGTGAGCAAATAGAAACGTCTGTATCACCTTCAGCCATAATCCACGCACCTCGCCTAGAGTTATAGAGGGCAAATTAATTGCCCCCTAATTATTGTTTAGTCAGAATCTGTCATAGCGACAGTTGTGCCGTCAGTAATGTCCACAACACCGGAAGCATTAGATGCAACCATTGCAATACTCATTGTTGGTGTATTGCTGTCATGTACAAAGATAACATCACCTACAGACAAATCATCTGACATGTCGTTAAAATAACCGGCTGTGTTAACAGTAGCTATTGCATCGGCTGATGTGTATGTCCACATTTGAGGGGCTGTTCCTTTTTTGGATTGGCCACCTATTGGGTTGATCCCAGTTCTACTAAAAGCCATGATTAACTCTCCCTACAAGTAATATCAACTAGACCAGCAGTATCGATTACTGTGGCACCGGCTGAATACATTGCTGATACTAAGAACGAAGTTTTCTCAGGGATGTAGTTTACTTCAACTTTTGGAGCTATACCTACAGCACAACCGATCGCATCTTTGTGAAATGCTAGGCATGTTCTGTCAGAAGAACCATCTTTTGGTAAACCACCTTCATCACGATCTCCGATCATATGGATATTAAATCCAGCGAAAGTTTGAATTTCGCCACGACTTAAAGCCTGAAGTTGGATGAAGTCTGAACTAACTGCTCTTTC